CGCCCGACGAGAACATCGGCAAGCTTATTACCGCGATGGGCGGGCTCATCGCCTACTCGGGAGGCAAGGTCGTGGTCTATGCGGCCGGCTACCGGATCCCGACCGTCACGCTGACCGAGAAGCACTTTGCCGGTCAGATGACTGTGCAGACGAAGACCTCGGCGCGCGACCGCGTGAACGGAGTCAAAGGCGTCTACGTCTCGCCCGAGAACGACTGGCAACCGTCCGACTTCCCGCAGATCACGTCGACGACCTACGTGACCAAGGACGCCGGCATCCGTTACTGGCGCGACGTGGCGCTGCCGTTCACGACCTCGCCCGCCTGCGCCCAGCGGCTGGCCGTGATCGAACTGCGCCGCGCTCGCGAGGAGATCACGATGACCGCGCGCTTCCGCCTCGAGGCGATGCAAGTGCGGGCTGGCGATACGGTGATGATTACCAACTCGAAGATGGGCTGGACCCAGAAGGTCTTCGAGGTGATGGAGTGGAACTTCGCGAGCGATGGCAGTCCGCCGCAGCTGGCTATCGAGATGACGCTGCGCGAGACCGCGTCGACCGTTTACGACTGGACGGTCAACGACGAGATCTACGTCGACGACGCGCCGAACACGACGCTGCCCGATCCGTTCACCCTCTCCGCGCCAACGAACCTGACTCTGACCGCGGACGGAACGACGCAGCAGATCCAGGCCGACGGCACCGCGCTGCCTCGCATCCTCGTCTCGTGGTCTGCGCCTGCTGAGGAGTTCATCCAGGCCGGCGGCAATGTCGGCATCGAATACAAGGAGAGCACGTCGACGACCTATCTTACGTGGAACACCGTTCCCGGCGATCAGACGAGGGATTACATCTCAAGCGACGTTAAGATCGGACTGACCTACAACGTCCGAATCTTCGGCGAGAGCTTCTTCAAGGTCTCGACGTCCTACGTCAGCGCCACGGTCAACGTGCAGAAGGATACGGTCGCGCCCAGCATCCCGACGAACCTAGTCGCGACCATCGGCACGGGCTCCGCGGTGGGCCTTGACTGGGATGATTCGACCGCGCCCGACTTCTCCGAGTACGGCATTTACCGCAACACGACCGGCGTGACGCCGGCCAACGCGAACACGAACAAGATCGCCGAGGTCGATGCCTCGCGCTTCGTCGACGTGGACGTCGCGGTTGGCACGACGTATTATTACTGGGTCAACGCCTACGACGCGCTCGAGAACGTGTCCGGCTTCGCGACCCGCGTGCAGGCGACGCCAGTCGCGATCACCGCCGGCGCCGTCTCCAACGTCGCACCGTCCACGCCTAACGCGCCAACCTATGCAAGCGAGACCACCTACCTCGCAACGGACGGCACGGCTCTCGCACGCATCACGGTCACGGCGCCTGCGATGCCGACCGGAGGGGTGCTGCTTCAAATCCTCTATCGCCGCAGCGGAGCGAGCGAATACGTAGTCGCGAACGTGCTCTCGTCTGGTTCAATCGCGGCCTCCATCGACGACCTTGCTCCTGGCGTCGCGTATGAGTTCGCGGCCCGCGCGATCTCATTCTCGAACACGCCCAGCGCGATCTCGGCTACGCTCTCGCGCACGGCGCCGAATTACTCGGGCACGGTAACCACGCCGGCTGGCGGAGCAATCTCCAAGGACGCCGTTCGGCCTGCATACGTCACCGGAACCACGACGTTCCTATTCGGCACGCGCGTCTCGTGGAATCCGAACACGCAGTCGGACTTTTCCTATTACGAGGTGAAGGTAACTGGCACGGATTCGGATGGTGCGACCGATTATTCGTGGGCTCCAGCTAGTGGATCGAACGCACCGATTACGACGCGAGATACGCAATGCTTTTTCTACAATGCGACGCTGGCCGCCGGCTACGTTCGCGTGCGTGCAGTCAATAGAACTGGAAGCTTCTCCGCGTGGGCGAGTCTCGGCAATGCGAACAGCGCCGCCTCCATCGGCACCGGCAGCGTCTCGAGATACAACTCCGACGACGTCACGACGACCGGCATCAAGACCGGGGGCGGATCGAGCACGCGCCAAGTCAACGTCGTCTACGAGACTAACGAAGTGGTGACGCTGACCGGCGGCGTCACGAGCGAGAACGTGAACATCTCGCTGACCAACCGCGGCTTCTCGGCCAAGCCGGACGATGGCATCGTCGTCGTCGAGGACGTGCTCTACGCGGGCTTCTACGATAGCCAAGCCGCAGGCTCGACGAGCACGAACGCCGTGGTGAAGATCTTCCGCAACGACGGCGGGACGCTGGCCGCGGGCAACCTCCGGCTCTCGGGCCGCTTCACCGACTACACCTGACCTATGGCCCTCCAAAAATCCTTCACCCTGCCAAGCGGCGTCTCGGGCAATTACATCCGCCTTGTGGCTCACCGCTGGGATCGCGCGGCGCGGGAGTCGTCTGCGCTGTTCGCGCTCTACGTCGACGCGGCCGCGGCTCAGTCAGGCAAGGCTCCGCTGACGCCGTGGATCGCGAAGCTCTGGCTGCGCGACGCGAAGTTCGACCAGTACTTGAGCAACGCGGAGCTCACGAGTCCAGGCATCCTCGCGCAGCTTTACGTGGCCGCGAAGGCCGAGCCGATCAGCTGCGACTTCGGCAGCGACGCGTTGGCGGACGCCGTCGACGTCTGACTGTCCGATCCCGCCGGATAGAATTTTGAGAAAAAGAGTTGACCGCGGCGCGCGGGTCTGCATTGTCGGTGGTGTCGGAGGCAATCACGCCCCGGCGCAACAACGACAAATGACCGCTCCAATCCAATCCGGCCAGGTTCTCGAAGCTCGCAGCGCTTGTGATTACGACTGCGTCTTCTCGGTAAAGGTTATCGACCGCAAGGGCTCATTCGCCACGGTCGAAGCGCACGGCAGCACGAAGCGCGTGAAGATCCGCAGCGACGATTGCGGCGAGTACGTCTACGCGCTCGGCAAGTATTCGATGGCGCCGATCTTCCGCGCGGAGGTGGCGTCGTGACGCGCCTCCTCGCGCTCCTTGCGCTGGCATCCGCCAGCCACGCCGCGCCTCCGGAAAGCTTCTGGCGGGCCTTGCATCAAGTCGAGACCTCGGGCCGCCACGGCGCGATCCTTGGGGACAACGGCAAGAGCCTCGGCCCGCTCCAGATCTCGCGCGCTTACTGGCAGGATGCCCGCGTCGCCGGCAGCTACGAGCAGGTCACCGATCTCGCCTACGCGCGCCGCGTCGCGACCGCCTACCTCAAGCGCTATGCGCCGCAGGCGTGGGCGCAGGGCGATGTCGGGACGCTGGCTCGGGTGCACAATGGTGGGCCTGCCGGGGCGCGCAAGCAGGCCACGCTGCCTTATGCCGACAAGGTGCGGAGGGCGATGCGATGACCAAAGCGCGCAAGATGCTCTTCAGTAGCGGCTCGAACTTTGCCCACTACGAGCTCGGCCAAGCCGTCTGCTTCCGGCATTACGCCGAGTTCGCGCGCGACGAGCTTGCGCGCCGGTGCGCTCGGTCGTCTATGCGCCAGCACGCGCTCACTTACACGCGCGAGATCCTCGCGATGCAGGGCAAGCAGTTCCGCCTGCTCGGCCGATGAACAACAACTTCAACCGGAGCAACCCGATCAAGAACCTGACCGGCGGCGGCCACTCCGCTGCGCGATACACCGGCACGCACGGGCACGTTGAACGCTCGGCTCACTACTGCTTCATCCCCGGCGAGGGCTGGGTCTCGTGGCGGGAGATCTACGATCAGTTCGACGCGGCCTTCCGCGACTGGCAGATGCGCCAGGCTTTAGGACTTAGGAAAATCAAAACACAATGACCGACCAACTAGGACAAGAGATCATCGCCGAGCTCCGCGCAATTCGCGCGCTGCTCTCAACCAGGCCAGCGGCTCCGGCCGCAGCTTCTGCGCCGGCTCCGGCTGGTGCGCCCAAGGACATCCCGCAGCCCAGCGAGCTCGTCTCGGATCCCGGCAGCGTCGAGGTGCACTTTGGGAAGAACGCCGGCACGCCGCTTCGCTCGCTCGGAGCGAAGAGCGTTGAGTGGTACGCCCAGGAGCCGGAGCCAAGGCTCGGTAAAAACGGCAAGCCGTTCCCGCCGCGGGCCGAGGACGTGCGCTTGAGGAACGCCGCGCGCCAGATCGTCCACGGCAACCGCGGCACGCTCGCCGCTGGCTCGAAGGTCACGCTCGTCACCGAGACGCTGACCGAGGAAGTGCCGTTCTAAACTTAAAGCCCGGCCGAGACTTCCCGACCGGGCTCAACCCAGAAGCAAAACAACAACACAGACCAGACAATGAACGCAGAAACTGACAAAACCGAACTCTCGGTCGCTCAAAAGGCGACCGTCTCCTCGCCGATCTCCTTTGGAGCATCTGGCGTGCAACTTACCAGTCTTGAAGACGCCTTCCGATTCGCGAAGGCAATCGTCTCCTCGGGCTTCGCTCCTCGCGGAATGGAAAAACCGGAGAGCGTGCTCGTCGCGCTTCAATGGGGCGCGGAGCTCGGGCTTACGCCAATGGCTGCACTCAGCAACATTGCCGTGGTCAATGGTCGGCCGTCGCTGTTCGGAGACGCGGCGCTCGCGCTCGTTCGATCCAGCGGCCAGCTTGAATCCTACTCCGAAGAGGAGGTCGGAGAGCGCGGCAAGGATTCGTTCGGCTACAAGATCACGGCGAAGCGGCGCGGCTTCGACCCGCAGAGTGAGACGTTCACAACCGCAGACGCTAAGACCGCGAAGCTGTGGGGTAAGACGGGACCGTGGACTGACTACCCTGCGCGGATGCTTAAATTCCGCGCTCGAGGATTCTTACTGCGAGACGTCTTCGGTGACGTCCTGAAAGGATTGAGAACGATGGAAGAGGTCCGCGATATCCCGGCCGAGCCGGTCAACGTCACTCCGCGCGGCCTCGGCGACAACCTCTAAGCACTACCTACAATGAACGATACCAACGAAATCAAGAAGGCCGCGGTCATCGCTGCGGCCAGCGAACAAGTCCGCGCTCTCCTTGAGACGCACTACGACGCGATGAGGAAGGCCGCAGAAGAATCCTTCGTGGACGACGAGACGCAGGCCGAGCCGAAGGCGAAGGCCAGCTTCACGATTGAGTGGGACGCGCTCGCGATGGCGCCCACCGTGAGCGTCAAGGTCGGCTGGTCGGTGCGCTTCAAGGACGAGTCCGAGTCGGTAGTCGATCCGCTCCAGGCCAAGCTCGAGATCGGAGGTGCCGAATGAACGCCGCGATCCGAGGCGAGCCGTCCGAAGTTTACCACGCGACGGACGCCATCAGCCACTCGAAGCTTGAGGTCTTCCGCCGGCGGCCGGCGCTTTACCACCGCAAGTACGTGCTGCGCGTCGTGCCTGACGTGGACTCGTCCGCGTTCGTGCTCGGCCGCGCGACGCACGCTGCGGTCCTCGAGCCGATCACCTTTGAGCAGCGTTACGCTCAACGGCCGGAGGGCATCGACCGCCGGACCAAGGAGGGGAAAGCCAGCTGGGAGCAGTTCGTGAGCGCCAACGCAGGCAAAGAGATCCTCGACGCGGACGAGATGCGGGTCGTGCATCAGATGCGCGATGCGGTTCGGGCGCATCCAGCGGCCTCGGAGCTCTTGCACCGCGGCGAGCCCGAGCTCGTCTGGCGGAAGCAGTTCGCGACGCTGAACGTGCAGGCGCGGACGGACTGGTTCAACGGCAATGGCTGCGCGCTTTGCCCGCGGCCTTACGTCGTCGATCTCAAGACGGTCGAGAGCTTGGACGACGGCGCCTTCCGCAACTTCGAAAAGGCTTTCGTCAACCTCGGCTACCATCGGCAGGCCGGCTTCTACCTTCCGCTCTTGTACGACTGCGGCATCGCCTGCACCGACTTCTTTTTCGTGGCCGTCGAGAAGTGCGAGCCATACGGCGTTGCGGTCTACAAGGTCTCGAACGCCGCGCTGCAACGCGGCCAGGAGGAAACGCTGCGCGACCTTACGCGGCTCAAGGGCTGCATTGAGTCCAACCGCTGGCCCAATATGCCCGAGGACGTGCAAGAGATCGACCTTCCGACGTGGTACAAGGAGACGTGGCTATGACGCTCAATACCATAGCTTGGCTGACGGTGCTCCTGATCGCCGTCGTCGCTTATGCGCTGCTCACCGCCCAGGATGGTAAAGGAGGGGACGAATGAAAGCCGCTGAGATCATCGCCATCTGCTCGATTATGCTCTCGGCCGGCATCGGCGCCGGCTTCTTCTGGGGCTTGCGCCAAGGCGAGCGCATCGGCCGGGACCGCGAGTGGATGGACTCGTTCTTCCGCTCGATCAAGCGGGACGCAGAGCGCCGCGACAAGGCGGGGAGGTTCAAGAAGCGATGAGCGCACGACCCAATCCCAAGTCCGAGGTGATCGACGAGATGGTCGCGCGCTTCGCGCCGTTCAAGGAAATCTTGGCCGAGGTGCGGATGCAGCAGGCCGCCGTTCGGCAGCGCATCTACAACCGAGGCTACCGACGCGAATACATCACGCACGAGGAGCGCGCGCATCTGCTGCGGCGGAGAGGGGTGAAGCTATGAGCGATCGAGAGAC